CCCCAATTGGGGTCACTGGGGTTAAAAACGCCCAATATCCTGCCCAATTCCATGTTTCCATGTAATCATATCTAATTAATGTTTGAGAGTTTGATGTTATTGAAATAAACAAGAATAAATAAAGTAATAAATTTTTCATTTTAAAAGATTTTATATTATATAAGTATAAACGTAAAAATAAAATTTGATAGTTTAAATAGGTTTTAGTTCTTTAATGTTTAAATCCCATTTATTATTTATCATTTATAAAATAACTTTGTTAGATTTACGTATATTTTCATCACCCCACAAAGGTTGGAGGTTTGATAACGACCAACATTTCATAAATTCACCATCACCAATCTCCTTGATGTCAAAAGATGATATGGGTAAAATGTGATCAACGTGCCATTCACCATAGTTGTCCCAAGTCATTTTATCTGTGAATTTATTTTCTAAATGATTAATCAAATCATCGGTCGTGTATTTTAAAATATCAAAATAGTGTCCATTCTTTTTTACATTATTTTCTTTTAATACTTGATAAATAGCAGTTCTGAAATTGTTTATTAATTTATAGAGGGGATCGTTTGCTTTTTTTGTTTTTTCATAGGTTCTTTTTACCTCACGGATTCTGTCAATATTTTTTTCACGGTATTCTTTTAGATATTGTTTTCTATGTTCTTTGTTTTGTTCGTACCAGTTTTTTGATTTCTGAGATAAATATTCTTTATTACTATCTCTCCATTTTTTATCCGCAATTTTTCTACCCCCGATAAATCTTCTACCATATTGTCCCAATACAACTCCATTTTCTTTTAGTATCCTTAAAATTGTTGGTTTACTTAAACCAGTCCTTAAAGATATTGTATGAGACCCTAACATTTCTTCATTATACATTTTAAGTATAATAGATAATTCTTCTTTAGTAGGGTCGTATTTTTTCATATACTATAAATATAAGAAACTTTACCAAAAAAACTATAGTTCTATTATAGAAAATAAAAAAAGGTTAGATTTCTCTAACCTTTTTCTTATTCTATTTTAAGATTTGATTATCTCAATTCTCTTAAATCAAATGTACGTACGCCATCAACGGTAATTCGTCCGTAGAAGCGATTATTTACCATCTTCTTCGCGTATCGGGTCATAATACCTTTGATTGGCGTGAAGTTGAATGGGTTGTACATTGTAGGTGTTAATTGTAGAGGTACATACGGTGCGTAGATGTAACCTGTGTCAAGTAACGATGTTCCTTTGTGACCCAACAAAATTTGGTTTGGTGGGAAGTAAGGATCACGATACACTTGGTAACGTCCTGCAAGAGTACCAACTCTTTCAATACCCATGTTGTACTGGTCTTGTTCAGGAGATGCGTTAGATACGTGGAAGTATTCTAAATCATCAAAGATTGCTGAAACTTCAGATGATACAACGATCCAGTTAGCTCCACCACGAAGAGTTGACTTGTGGATTTGTGCTGACAATTGGTTGATCGCAGTGATCAATGTTTGGTTCCAGTCCTTCTGAGTGTAAGAAGTTGTTTGTGCAATTCTTCTCCATCCGTTGTAGTCCCAACGTAAATTCCAAGCCGCTCCTTTTCTCAAGTCACGTAGGATTTCACGGTCAATCTCTGCTGCTACCTGCTCTGACAACAACGCTGTCAATTCAGCCTCAGCATCAATGTTATGGAATGCCGCAACGTCCTGAGCCATTTCAGGTGACCACTGTGCTCTTAGTTTTCTTTCAGTTACAGAAACTGTTACAGACTCAAGGTCAAAAGAAACTTCACCAATTTGGTCTTCAAACTCAAGGTTTGCATAACGTCTCCAAACAGCTGTGAAAGAATCACCAGAAGTTAAAGTATCTGTCAATGTTGTACCTGTGTAACCATCCAATGATGTGGAATCACAATCAGCACATACAGGACAAGAAAGATCTACTTCAAGGAAGATACATCCATCAGCATCACAGATATCATAGTAAGAACCACCATTACCTGTTGATGAAAGATCGCCACTTGGTAGGTTACCAGGCCATGAAGTTTGTTTAGTAGAACCATATTTAACGATTCCTTTTCCGTATTGCTGAGTAACAACTCTAAACAATAGAGAGTTTGGCCCGTCAGTTCCATAAACAACATTACAAGGAGTTGTTCCTGTTAATGCTGGATTAGCCAAAGGTGCGAAAATTCTCAAATCAGAAAGGAAAGTTTCTGAATCAACTTCCATACCATCAGGCCCAATTAATTTACCGTATCCTGCTTGTGATGTCCAACCACAAAGCTTAACAATAATTTTTCTAACATTATCACCCGATGCGTATTCGTATGGTAAAAGATCACCACCTTGCCATGCAACAACTGTAGTGTTGCTAGTAACCGCAGTCCACTTACCTTTTGAGTAGTCAAACAATCCTGGAGGATCTAATTGACCTTCAGATCCTTCATAGAATAAATCATAAAGATTCTTCTTGAATGGTTGGTTATTTGGTGCAGTACTTCCAGGATAACCTTGGCTAGGGAAGTTATTACCACTATTTACCGCCTCAGGAGACCCAATAGGTGAATAATGATATGCGTTTCCTTCATATCCATTTGCTGCCGTTTGCTCCTGAGATGTAGGTGCGTATCCCTGAATACGAGGTACAAAGTAGAACAATTTACCGATAGGTAAGTTCATAGCCTGTACTGATACGATGTCGTTAGCCAACAATTTAGAGAAAACTCTTCTTACGATTGGGAAAACAACAGTTTCAAACGCTCCGTTAGAAGTTTCTGAAGTTGCTTCGTTAATCAAGAAAGAAGCTTGGTTTTCATATAACTGTGCTACGTTCTCTTTTAGATGTCCTTTAAGTCCATCAAGGAACCCTAATTTGTCCCACTTGTTAATTGTATCTTCTTTGATAACTTTAAGGTGCTTAAGACCGATGTTACCAACAAGACCTGATTCTAATAATGCTCCCATTTTTTTGGTTTTTATTTGTTTTTATTTATTTTTATTTTTATATTTTTGACATTAAGTCCTTCATTCTTAAGAACTGAGGATTCTCATAAGTCTTTGATTCAATTAGATTTGTTGCAGATCCACTAGATGGTGTCTTTTCAACAGATCTTTCAAAAGATTCAGTGATTGTCGTTTCAGTTCCTTTTGAGTTTAACAACTCATCTTTAATTGTTTTGTAGAGATTTTTTGATTCCTTAATAGTTTCAACACCATCAAATCTTTTTAAGATGTTTATCTTTTCTTGTTTAGTTGTTGAATGTTCAGTAAACAAACGTGTTGCGTATGCAAGGTTTGAATTAAATACCGCCACCTCATTTAACTTTGTTCTGAAAAGATTAAGTGCTTTTCTATATTCCTCATTTTTCTCTCTAAGAAGGGTTAATTCCTTATCTGTTGACTCAACTCTCAAGTGTCTTGGTGCGGCTTTAGGTTTATCCAAACCTTTTCTACCCCATCTTTTACCTGAACCTAATGTTCTTGAAGCTTCTTTTGTTTCAGCCTTTTTAACAACAGGTTTTTTCTTTTTATCAACATCAGACATATTAACTTCTTCCTTATACTCAAATTTGGCTTTACCCATACCAACTCCTCTGGTTCCTTGTTTCATTTTTGTTTTGAACCCTTCTCCTTGATTAGGTTTTTTACCATACTTGAATTTTGAAGCGTTGCCCATTCCAACTCCCTTGGCTTTGAACTTAGAAGATTCCATAACATATTCGTCCATTTCAAAATAGTCATCACTCACAGGATCTAATTCGTCTTCCATGTAATCTTCGTCATCAAATTCCATTTCTAGTTCATAAATGACTTCTTCGGTTTCCTCGTCATCATCTTCTTCGTCATAAGATTCATCAAGTTCTTCTTCATCTTGATCATCTTCTTCTTTTGACTCACCAAGTTGGATTATGTACTCAACGTCCTCATTATCATCTGATAAGTGTAACATTTCGTCATCCTTTTTTACAATGATACCATCGTCATCATTCATAGCTTTAAACACACGAAGAATTTCTTCGTCTGAAGCATTTGTTAGATCAATTGTATCATCCATGTCCATATCCATTTCATCTTCTGAATCCATATCCATGTCCATATCCATGTCCATTT